AGGAACTCACTTAAATATGATAAATCAATAAAGAACAAAAGAGAAAAAAGAAAACTATTGAAACTATTAAAAAGGGCGGTAAAATATTTTGCTAAAGAAATCAGAAAATAAAGATAAACATGTAATACATACCAGGGTTAATACATTTGTAATTGAAAAATTATGTGAAAAATGCATGAAGGGGGTTATGGTGTTTATAGGACAGGAAAGCCCGCTTAGTAAGAATAAATGGACCCATGTTTGTAGCGAGTGTAAAAATCAAGAATATTTATTTGATAGGTATCCACGGGTTGATTATCAGAAGGTTGTGAAAGATGAGTGAGCGCAAAGAAAGGCTAACAGATCAGGAAATAGGGTGTTTATCGATAATTGATTATACTATTGCAGATAAGGGGGCCTTGAGTATAAATGAATTGTAAGCCCGAAATAATCTGTTTTTTTAAATTGCTTAATAATACTTTACAAGCAAGATTTGAGCAAACAATAATTGAATTGACTGGTAGTTATGGCAAAATACAATAGCAATATAAAAAACACTTGAAATAATCGCACATTATAATTATATTGTATATAATCTTTTACAGCCATAGAGATAAATCCCAAAGTCCCGGTCTTTGCTCCCATGAAGGCCGGGCACTTACCTAAAAATATGAAATTAACAGAGAAACAATTCAACCAAATCAAAGACAAATTACCAGCTTTTCCACACATAACGTTTAAACCCACAGGAGAGAAAAGAACAATTGAAGAAATGGACAAAGTTCTTTGCTCGTTTTATGAGATGGTTACAGGTGAGGAAATAAAAAGATAATGGCAGAGTTAGAAAACAAAAAACATGAAGCATTTTGTCAGGCCTACATTAACAATCAAGAAACTAATTACAACGGTGTTAAGTCATACCAACTAATTTATACGGACGTTAAATATGATTCAGCATGTGCTGAGTCTTCCAGATTGTTAAGAAATGATAAGATAAAAGCCCGTATTGACGAACTTGTCAACGAAAACAGAGAACTGAATAGGCATAAAGCAGAACAAATTGAGGGCGAGTTCTGGAAGATGTATAATAATACAAAGTATAGTGAGCACACAAAAAGCCGCGCACTTGAAAACATATCTAAACTCCACGGTTTATTCATAGACAAAAAACAAATAGACGCTACAATATCCGGCAAGGTAACTATAGAAATATCAAAAGATTTCATTACAGATGAATAGAGTAAACATAAATCAGCACCTTAATATCAATCATAAAGAATTCTTTAAGTCTACAAAGCGAACAGTTATATTTTTCGGCGGAGCCGGAGCCGGAAAAACCTACTCAATAGCTGATAAACTACTAATACAGTGTTGTATTCAAGAGAAATTAGGAATACTGGTTATTAGAAAGACTTTCCCATCATTAAGACGGACATGTATACCAATAATAGAATCTAGGGCTGAAACGCTTAAAATTCCTTATTCAATCAATAAATCAGAGTACACAGCAACTGTGAATAAAGATTCACACATATACTATCTATCCATGAATAATAAAGGCGATTATGACAAGATCAAGTCAATCACTGACATTGATATGATATGGATTGAGGAAGCCAATGAACTATCAGAGCCTGCCTATGATCTTATTGACATGAGACTGAGGGGAGGCAAAGGGGCATTCAAGCAACTAATAATGAGCTTCAACCCGGTGGGTATGACATCGTGGATATTTCAGAAGTTCTTCACCAATGGAAATGGAGCGCACAAAATACAGACAAATGCCTATGACAACCCATTCATAGAGAAAGAATACATTGAACAATTAGAAGCGCTTAAATACACTAACAAGAATTTACATAAAGTGTATTGTCTGGGAGAGTGGGGACAGCTCCAGGGTGTTATATACGAGAATTATCGGATTGTGGATAAAAAACCCGATAATATAGATGAGGTCATTTATGGATGTGATTTTGGGTTCAATAATCAAACAGCAGTAGTCAAGATATGCATATCTGACCAGGTGTTATATATTGAAGAGGTGCTATATCGTACACGTATGACTAACAACGATTTAATTGAATTTTTAAAACCGGTAATTGTAAACCATAGAATATACTGCGATAGCGCAGAGCCACAGAGAATACAGGAAATGAAAGAAGCTGGATTACAGGCCTATCCAGCTGACAAGAAAGTGGTTGTCAAAACACAGATTGATTATGTCAAGACATGCGATTTGAATATACTGGCAGGTAGTGAGAATCTAATCAAAGAGATTCAGTCTTATGTGTGGGCGGAAGACGCGAATGGAAAGGCTATGGATGAACCGGTTAAATTTCAGGACCATTTGGTCGATAGTATGCGCTATGCTATATTTACACATATTAAAAAGTCTTTTAAATTTAAGCAAATAGGGCCGGATGGATTGATTAAAAATACTTGACAAATGGCAGTATATGTCTTATTTTATAAATGATAAATCACTCGCTTTGTTGTTTAAGCACGTTTAATACACGACACGTATTAGCTCGGCTGCCTCACGATACGAGGCAACTTTTAAAATATAAATAGGTTACTATGGTCGAGCAAGATATTTATTACGCAACAAACCAAACGCACCCCACATACGATGATAAACTTGATATTTGGAAATTGATTAGTGATAGTTATGCAGGTGGCCAGACATATATGGATGGCGACTATCTGCATAAATTTACGCTCAGAGAATCAGATTTATCATATACAGAACGGAAAAAGAGAGCGGTATTTTTTAATAATGTTCAACCTCTTGCGGATATGCTAACTGGCTTTCTCTTCACCAATGATGTGATAAGAACAGATTATAAACAGGACGAATTGATTGAGAGAGCATCCAGAACACAAAATATTGACAATTTTATGCAGATGATAGCTGTCAATAGTCTCATGTACACAGTGGGTGTATTGATTGATTCACCATCTTTCGACACTGAATTTGTGAGAACTGAGGCGGACCGAAAAAACTTAAATCTCAATGCATACGCGGTTATGTATCAACCATGGCAGATACGAAATTACTATTGTGATGAAAACGATTCCTTGCAGTGGGTTATTCTGGATAACACATATTATGACAATGCTGACCCATACAAAAAAGCAAAATATGTAATATCGTACCGATTATGGACTAAAGATTATTTTCAAGATTTTATATCAATTGATGAAATTGACCAGATAGAAAATTTATCTGCCAATCAAACTCTGAGGACAATAACCACAGGCCAAAATTTTCAGGCAAGCGAGCAAGTCCCTCACCCGGTTGGAGAGGTCCCTTTTGTTTTTGCAAACTGGCATGATAGGACGACAGAGAAGGTCCAGGATACTATATTTGAAGATATAGGGTTATTTGACCAGGCGGTTTACAACTATATGTCTCTGCTTGATGAAATGCTGGTGGGTGGAACGTTCAAATATTTGTTCTATCCGGGTACAGTGCCTAAAGAATTGGAGGCTCAATCATTCAGTAATTACGCAGTGATCCCATTTCCAGATGCTACTCCGCATAAGCCGTTTTTCGATGGGCCTACACTATCGGACACTACCCCATTTTTGCAGGCTATGGAGTTTTATCTCTCAGGGATATTGAAGAAGCTCGGTCTTGATACTGATGCTACAAAGAACTATGTCCAGAGTGGTGCGGCTAAGTTTTTTGATTTCACAAAAACAAGGGCTCTTCTGGCAAGCGGAGCCTCTTCAATGGAAGAGGTGGAAAAAGAAATATTCAGGTTGTCCGGGTTATGGATGGGGATAGATGATACCAGCGCAACAATAGAATATAAAAAAGATTTTCTTGGCGAAGAGATGCAACAAGAGCTTGAAAGGTTATATAACATGCTGACAGCTCTGTCATCGTATCCGAAAGTTAAAGAGCATGCGGTAAAAAGAATTGTTGATCTTAGCTTTGATGATTCTGTTTCTGAAAAAGAAATGGAAGAAATCAGGGAATCAATAGAAGAAGAAATTGAACTTAGTGAAGAAACGCGTGAGAATGCGCGTCTTAATATAGCCAATATGGCACAACAACAACAAAGTGAGGAACAAGATGGACCAGAACAACCAGGAACCGAAGGAACCGAAGGAAGCGATTAAAACTTTTACGGTTACCGATCCAATTAGCAATCAGGAACGACAGGTTCCTGAAGATTTGCAGGATTTAATCGGACACATCATAAGTTTTAATCGCAACAAAGGCAAGGAAGACATTAGCCCGGAGATGAACGATTTAAGGACACAAATTGACCAAATGAAAGCGTCTTTGTCTGAGCATGAAGAAAATAAAAAGAAGGACAAAGGGAAAAGTTCGGAGGTTGAAGAACTTAAACAGGAATTTCAGACAGTACTGGACCAGTTGAACAAAGAAAAAGAAGCAATACAGAGCCAGAAAGAACAGGCAGAAAATCGTTATAAAGATGAGAAAATTATGAACGATATTCAAGAGGCACTTGCAAAACACGACGTACACAATAGAAACCAATTAGTTTCAATTATGCGCACAATTGGTCAAGCACGTCTAAAAGAAAACATTGATTTGAGTACAGGCGAGAAACAGGGAACATATTCAACAGTATTGACGTTGAATTTCCCTGATGAATCCGGGGTCGTAAAACCAATGGAATTATCTGCAATGGTAGCAGTGGAAAAGTTTTTGAGTTTGGACGAAAACAACTTTCATCTTAAAAACAAGCTTTCACCAGGCGGTGGTTCTAGTCCAGGTGGTGGTATGACATCCGGCAATAAATTTGACAAACAATTTGAAGAAGCGACAAAAGCAGGTGATTTAGTTGGGCAGGTAGCAGCTATGCAGGCTCAACAAAAATCAAACTAGGAGAAAATAAATGGCACAGATAACAGGTAATGCCACAATATGGGACCTTCCAAATTATTCTGGTTTGCTTATAACTGCCGATGCTGAAAACACACCTTTTTTTTCTATGATAGGTGGTATGAACGGCGGCAAGCAATCAAGTAATTTTGAGTTCCCAATTTCAAGTCAATATGACTATCCAGCCGCAGCACAGCCGGGAATAACTGAGACTGCGAGTTTAACGGCTCCAAATGGGAATGAGGCAGTCAGAACACAAAATAAAAATGTATGTGAGATTCACCACCAGGCTATTGATATTAGTTATGAAAAATTGGCTAATCAAGCCAGGCTTTCAGGTATCAATACACAGGGACAGGTGAATAATGTAACTGATGAGGTTAATTTTCAAATCGCCTATAATCTCAAAAAAATTGCACGCGATATTGAATACTCATTTATAAATGGAACGTATCAAATTGCTATAAATGCAGGTGTAGCAAATCAGACGCGGGGAATGCTTGCGGCGTGTACCACAACGTCAATCAATGCATCTGCGGCAACTTTGACTAAAGACATGATTGATGAGGCACTCAGGACCATGGCCGGTGGCGGGGCCCAGTTCATGAATATGGTTCTATTTGCAAATGCTTTTCAAATTCAGAAAATATCTGATATTTATGGCTATGCGCCTGAAGACAGGAACGTTGGCGGAGTGGCGATAAAACAAATATTGACTGATTTTGCGACTCTTGGTGTGGTGTATGATAGATTCATGCCTACTGACGACATATTGATAGCAGATGTGTCTTCATGCGCGCCAGTATTTCAACCCGTCCCAGGAAAAGGAAATTTCTTTTATGAGGATTTAGCGAAAGCCGGAGCTGCAGAAAAGGGTCAAATTTTTGGTAAAATCGGTCTGGATTATGGAGTTGAATTCCTTCACGGGAAAATTCATAGTCTGGCAACGAGTTAAGGAGGTACAATATGGCTTTTGAATGGAGAGAGCTTTATCCGGGTGTTCGCCCAGCTACCAGAGAAGCAATAGTGGAGCTGAGAGCTTTAATTGAACCTTATGGGAACGTTTATTACGTAGACGGTTCTGTTAATTCAAGCGGTGATGGTAGTACATGGGAAAAAGCATTTAAAACAATTCAGGAAGGTCTTAATAAGGCCAGATATACGGCAGGAACGACTAACATAAATACTGACAAAGACAGGCAAGTTTATGTTTATGTTGCTCCGGGTCAGTATAACGAGCAAGTATTATGGAGTGCTTATAATGTTCACCTTATAGGCGTCCAGGATATTGGAAATATTGATTATGGGGTTGTTGTTAATTACGATGGTTCCAGTGGATCACCGGCGGCGATGGCTTTTAGTGGCGCCGGTTGCTCAATACAGAATATCCAGATCAATATGGCAACCGCTTATCCGGCGTTGTATTTGTCTGTTTTCGATGGGTGCCTGCTTAAAAATGTCACTCTCAAAGGTGACGGCACAAACGCAACCATTGGAATATGGGGAGCAAATGTTAAAGAATCCGTAATTGATAGTTGCCACGTGCATGACTTCCAGACGGCTGGTATTCATGTTGGACAGGGCGATGGTGGTGATACGTATTTCTGTACATCAGAGATAAAAAATTGTAAAGTCTCAGGTGATGGTACTACCGGAATAATGGTTCATGCTAATGCGGTAGCCACCGCTGCTCTTGGGAGTTTTATACATCAGAATAAAATTGTCGGCACTTGTACGACAGGCATACATCAGGATGCGGCTGGAGCTTATGTGCTTATATCCGATAACTGGATACAAGCGGGTACGGCAGTTACTGACGATGGAACTGGCGCAGCCGATAATCATACGGCCAGCTAATGATTGCTAAGATTTGGTATATAAGGGAAATATCAGACAGACCGGGGGAATATATTTATAGGGATTTTGACATCCCGTATGTTCTCCCGGATAAGTCTTATATCAATGATGAATATGGAGAGATTTATAAATTTGAAGAGCCTAGTTATAACGTTACAGAGGGTAGACTTGAATTTATATTAGATTCTATTTCATATTCAGAGATTGGCAGTTATACAGCAATAGGCTGGAAACATTACGAGGTGATAGAATGAAAGAAGAGAAAAAAGAAGAAGTAAAAGAAGAGAAAAAAATGTCTGAAGCTGAGGCACTCTTTTATAAGGAGCGTGATGAGCTTCAGGAACAATTGAAGAATAAAGAATAAACTAGCTGGGGGGCTCTTGTCCCCCATTATGTTTTATTATGAAAGTGATGTGTATTAGATGTAACATATTTTATGATTTATTGAAGCATAACGATTTATATTTTTGTAAAAAATGCAGAGACAAGATATTTAAAGTGAGGTGATTTATGAAATTTTATGGAATTGGCCAGGTCTGGAATAAGGAAATGAAAAAAATACTCTGCTCGTTTGGTGGTACCAATTTTGATGGTAATGGGTACACTATTCCAGGAGCATACGAGACAAGCGACGAGAAAGAAATCAAATTATTAAAAGAATTAGGATATGAAACTGATTTTCAAAGGGCAATTGAAAAATTAAGGAAATCAGACAGCGATAAAGTCAAAGAACAAAGAGCAAAAAGCCCAACGCTGAAATCACAGGTTGAGGCTGATCAGGGGGAAAAATGAGCGAAGCAAGAACAACCGATATATTAGAGGACCAGTTCGGGGGTACTGATAAGGCGCCAACGGCCGCACCGGTTACGGTAAATACAACCGTAGGGGGTATTGAAATTGCAGCGGCTTCAGCTACAAGGAAATCTATCACACTGCAAAATTGTGGAACAGAGCCTTGCATAATTCGATTGGGAGGTGATCCCAGTACGGCCGCATATAATTTTGTATTGAGCGATGGCACAGCGGCAAGGGATGGTTTAGGGGCGTCAATAACTCTTGATACATGGAAAGGTGCTATTAAGGGCATAACGGCGGCAAATAGCACAGTAATAGCAGTACTGGACATCTTGGAGGATTAAATGTCAATTATAAATCCAGGCCGTAATAATATGGAGACGTATCATAATGTGCCGAGTGCTGATAGTGCTGATAATGTTATTATGTCAGATGTGATTGGAAATAAAACGGATACGCACGACGGAGATAGTATATATTCTCTTGTTGTAACAATAAAAGAACATCACAACACGTCCAGTAAAGTTATTCCCTCATTGGCTACAGGTATAACTGTTACCTCTGATGGAGCGGCGTGGACACTGGGAAATTTTTCTAATGATATTGTCGCAGCAAACGCTATAACACATATTTTCGATATTCATAATGTTAGTGTCGAAAATATAAGCGCGAACGCAGTTTATGAATTAGTTTTGTATTACGGTGCTACTGATATCGAATGCGGTCGAGTGAGATTTGTTAAAAATGCAGTTCAGGACGGGACCATGAATGTCCCAATTCAATCATGCGAAATACCCGCCAATAGTAGAGTGCGTGCAAAAGTAGCTGATAGCACAGGCGGGAATAATGTGACCATAAGTTTATTTTATTATGAATACTAGGAGGGCAATGAATACTAATGGATGTGCGCAATTCAATATCACAGGCCATTGCCGATGGACGTTATCTGAAATTAGATTGTACAAATGATCCTTTAACAAATGATTTAGACATGGGTGATAATAACTTGAATAATTGCCCGGTGATTTATGGTGGCGATTCTATTAGTGATAATCTGGAACTTAGACCAAACACAGTAGCCCCACCCGTACAGGCAGGCGCGACTGATGGTAGATGTCTCGTTTATGGAGGGATTACTTTTCTCGGGTTTGATGACATGTCGGCTGGCGCATCAGCTACCCAGGGAGCAATTATGAAGTCAAACGAAACATCAGATTGTACAGGATCGGCTTTTGTACTATTTGGCGGGTTTACTTATACTAATATAATTCAATATAATACAGCTCAGACTTTTGGAGGGTCTGCCGTATTTCAGGATGCGTCAACGTGGGCTGAGACATCAGCACCAGGGGCACATGCTAATTTTTCACTGAGTTCTTTTCTTGGTGGTCCGAAGTACCGTGTTGACCATTCAGGCGTAGGGGTGCCTCCCACGGAAGTATCGGCGTTTAATGCAGGGACATCAACTGACAAATACAATGGGTCAGCTCTAACAATGGGCAGAATGATAGGATTTCAGACCAATGGGATTTTTGCACTTAAAGTCTTTTTGGGCACTGAGGAGTTGAGGGGCGGCGTGGTATGTACTAATTATATGCATTTTCTCGCCAATTCTGATATCGCGGGTGGACTGACTTTGCATGGTGGATCAAGTATAGTAAATGAATACGGATTGAAACTTGAAAATATTGATCATGGTACTAATGTGTGGTCTATCTGGAGTGACTCTGTAAACGCTGTACTCTATCACAAAGCAGATATCCAAGTGGCGACTGATGATAAGAGTGTAATTTGGGGAACTGGTCAAGATGCAGGTATCTCTTATGATGGGACCGATTTGGTGGTAAATAGCTCTCTTCAGGGTTCTGGAACGGTTAAATTGACAAGTCCTAATAATTGGACAAATAATGGTGCGCAAACTGTGACTATTACCAATGTGGCACCTGCCGGAGTTGGGACAGCTACTATATCGCGATGGTTGACTGTTAAGGATAATACAGGTACCGTTTATTACATACCGGCATGGACGTGATGAATGAATTATTATCACTTAATAATAACACTCGATGGTGGGCCGTTTTCAAATCCGGCCTTTCCGACAGAACAGGCGGCAAGAGATTACGCACTAGGGTTGATTGCATACGGAGAGTTTTATGGTTCTCCAATAATATGGACGTACAACCCTAATGTTGGGCTGGGTACGTGGTACGGTGACCACCCGACGGATGATGAATTGAGGGTAATATTTTTAGGGATTATACCATGATAGAAGTCAAGTTAACAATAGGCGGACAAGACATTCAGAATGATTTTTTTGATTCACTGGATGAGGCAGAAGATTTTGTGAAAATTCTTTTGAATGCCTCTCCGCACGGCTGGTATTATGAGCCGCTTAAAAATGAATGGATATGGGAAAACCACATAATCCATTTAATTGGTGAAGAAATAGAAAAGAACTCAGAAAAAAAGATTAAAATAGTAATGGATCAAATTGATAAAGAAGAGAAAAAGATAAAAAAGAGCCAGGACAAAATAGTAAGACTTAATAATCAGATTGAGGTTTTAAATGGATTTTGAAGAAAAAAGAATAACCCGTGAAAATAGAATAAAAGAAATTGAGCAAGAAATCAATATGTTGACTCAACAAAGAAATCAGATTGACAAGCAGTTGCAATTGCTAAATATCGAAGGATTGAGAATACAGGGACAACTAGAGTTAATAGGTGAGATGGATGGGCAGCCGGAAAACAAAACAAAATGAGCTTGTATATATACCATTTACGGTATTTGGTACAGACGGGATCACTCCATTAACTGGTCAGGCTGGATCATGCACATATAATTTGACGTTAAATAATGCTAATGCGCCAGAGGTCGTAACGATAGCAGAAATAGGATCAACAGGATATTATTATGCCTCATTTACGCCGCTATCGCTCGGCACATACGATTTAGAGATAACATGTCCTGACGACAGGGTTTTGGGTGAGACGTTATTTTGTGAGACTAATGATTTGGATGATATTAAAACTGATACGGCTGCGATTAAAATTGTGACAGATAATTTGCCTGATTCTGGCGCACTAACAGATATAGTTAATACGTTAACCAGATCGTTGGGATTGGCGCAAGAAAATTATTATTTGGATAACACCAGCTATGATACATATAGCGGTGCTAAATTATTAACGAGTGGAAGATTGAGAATATATAGTGCGGCTGGTAGTGTTGGGACTGCTAATGATGTTCTGGCAACATATACAATTACTGCGATATGGAATAATGACGAATTGCAAACATACAAGGTTGTTAAACAATGAGCCTGGGATTAGCGACAAAGGGCATAATTAGTATGAATGGATCATGTGATGTCATATTGTACGGTGCTGATATAGAGATTGAGGATAATGAACCTGATGTAATTATTGATGATACAGAAATTGTTATAGAGGTTAAGTGTTATGTCAAATGAAATAGAATTGCGCAACGGTGAGGGCCGATGGATACAATGGACATTTAGGCGGCGCAATCAGACTACAGGCAAATTAGAGCTATTGGATGTATCTAGTGCAATATTTACATTCAAGGCTAAAGCTAAATTGACGGATGATACTTATTTAATTGAGAAAACCGACGGAAATTTTGATAAAACAGGTGGGGCGAATGGGGTAGTGTTGGTAAACATACCGGCGAGCGAGAATACATCAACGTTGCTGCCTCCTGGTAAATATATATCAGAAATTCAGGCAATAATTACCGTAGATACTGACGTAATTAGGTATGAATCGCCATTAATAATAAAGGAGAGTATATTGTGAAAAAATACGTTATTAAATGTTATCGATGTAAAAAAAGATTTGAAGGTACTTCAATATCGCAAATGGTAAGAGATTATAATCTCGTCAAGAAAGGGAAATACTATAGTTGCGATTGCAAGGGTGTGATTGATAATTTTATTAAAAAGACTGATAAGAAAAAGAAGAAATCATTTTTTGAGGCAGAAAAAGAAATAGAAAATGCCGATATTTAAAGACAAAATAAGCAAGAAAGACCTGAAGCGTTACGAAGAAGTGGCGCGGAAAGGAAATCCGCAAAGGGCGATCGATTTATTTATTGCTAAATATATTGTCTCGCTAGCGGAGCAATATCAGACGCTTATGAAAAAAGCACTTCGCAAAGGAGAGAATTTACTTTCGTCAAAAGAGACAAGGGCTCTATCAATTAGAATATCAGGAGCGTCAACCGGGGTGAGTGCTGCAATGGAAAAGCTATACAGAAAATTCATGAGGTTTGTTTATTCGGAGGCAGTTTTCAAAAAGCTTAAAATTACTAATCCACTGGCAAAAAAAACTATAATAAACAATTCAATACAACTTTTCAAAGAAAATATTGAGGGTGCTTTATCAAGAACTAATAATTTGATATTATCAAATATTAGAAAATATCAAACTAAATTGATTTCAGAAAGTGCCAGATTTGATGCACTTGTAAAAACAGGCGAAGCATTTCAAAAAAATAAAGCTGCTTTCATGGAGAGAGTAAAAAAAGATATTTTAAAAGCGAATCCAGATTTCGAGAAAATGCTTGATAAAGACCAATTCATAATTTATAGAGATGGCAGCAAACACAGGTTTGATGATTATTCAGAGATGGCAACCAGGACAACCGCGCTTAATGTAGAAAGAAATGGCGTGGAAATGCAGGAAATAATAAAACAAAGGCGAGTGAGTGAGTATTTTAGGCGGGATAAAACACCGTATAAAACCAGCATACGTCGTCAAGTGTGCGCGGAAATACTCTCAAAAAGATTTAAAGGTAAAAGCTTAATTGCCCATGATCCAGGGGCAGCAGCTATTTTTAGAATACTCACTATTAGTGAGGCACGGGCAAGAGGTGCATTCGGGCCAAATTGCAAACATAGCATTCGGCCATTGTCCAAAACCGATTATAACAGAATTGAAACATTATTATTTCTTGCTGAAAAGGAGGCTGTGTAATGCTCAGTGAAACGTATGAGATAGAAGACATGAAAAAGGAACTAGAGGCGTTTCAGACGTATGGCTATGACAATGAATCTAAATTTCAAGAAGACCTTGAATATGCAATTGATATAGCCAAATTAGAGCGCATGGAACCGGTAATAGGTGAAGACACCTATGATGCACTGGAAGCACTGGACAAAACGGGATTAAGTACAACTGAATTATATGTTTATCGGGCGGAAGTATATTTTTCGATAGCAGAGTTTTATTTATTACACGGTAGGCGCGATAAATACCGAAGAAGAGCGGCAAGGGAATCCCGGACGCAGGGAGACGTTACTTTTTCCACTCTTGGCACCATAGGCAAAGAAATGGCCGCAAATGATTATATTGAGAAAGCAAAGTGGAGTCTGGCCGAGGGTGGTTATGATTTTCAGCAAGGTGCGAGATTGCAAAGGAGAGTCTCTATTCATGGCAGTTGAAAATGTTATAAAAATACAGGCTAAAAAGCCCGGGGGTAAGGCCACATTTGAATATATAATCGCACGATTAGAAAAAGGTGCGCGTGACGCCTCTGATATGAAAGACGTTTTTTCGGTTATCACGCCCTGGATTAAGGACACTATGCGGCACGTATTTAGTGAAGCCAACCCAGCAGGGTGGGCAAAATTGACTACCAAATACAGAGCATGGAAAGCAAAAAAAGGATACCCGGTAACAATCGGTATTATGACAGGTGCTTTAAGAACAGCCGTATCAACTAAAGCTATTACTAAATACAAGAAAAAAAGCATGTTATATCAACTTAATCCGGCTGTCTCAGGCATGCAAAGAGGAACGGCAAAATCAAGAAATGTGCGAGTAAGAGAATATGCTAAATACTTTAATCGAAAGCGGCCTATTTTTGAATATGCTAAAGAGTTTTTAAATAAAAAGATAAAAGAATTTGTTGAAAAATATATAGCGGATGAAATGAAATCATGAGTGAAGCCAATGACATAATACAGGCAATAAGTGAACAATTGCAGAATTATAGTACATTAAACTATATTAAATCCTGGACTGAGTATGAGGATGAATTGTCACTTGAAGATAAGGCAAATTTTCCGTATGTTAATTTTGATTTAACTGATTTCAGAGTTGAAAGGGCCGGGACTTTATCAGAACATCAGGCAGAGCGCAGAATTTACCCTGTAATAATAATGTTTTCAAACTGGCACAAAGAGAAAGTAAAGGTCAAAGAGGGAAAGGGATCATTTAAAGGACTCTTTGATATTTACGATGATATAAAAGCAGCGATTTATCAAGATTTGACCTTCGGGGAGGTCGTTAATAAATACCCCTTTAGGCCAGATTTCGCGACGGATATTTCAAAGCATCCGAATGGTGAATTCTGGATCGGGCGAGCGGTGATATTTTTTGAGGTTTATAAGGATGTATTTTTTTGTTAAAGGAGGCAAGTAAATGAGCGAAAGCCAAAAGCGATCCATTTTTGGGATACATGATATACGGTAAAAATTGCCGCCTCATGTGGTAACGCATGTTGCAAACCCGGTGAACTCAGGGGAACTCTAGACCAGACAATCCTGAGCCAAGCCTCAATTGAGGAAGGTGCAACGACTATCCCGAAAGGGAGTACACTACAAGTCGGTAGTGGAAGCGCCGGGCAACCTGTAAAGGTTGGTGATATAGTCTAATCTTGTAGGGGACTACAAGCAGCGAAAGCGGTTATTGATTGACGACCAATAGCGAATATAAATGTTTTTAGTAGAACTACATGGCTCAGTCAAGCATATTACCGAGTACTCGGGGATGTTATGATTGAAATGCCCGCAGAATTTGCTCAGCTTAAAGGTGGGTCAAACCTTTTTGTCTGGGATTCAGCGATAAGTTCTTTTGAGCCAACGGTATCAATAGTAGCAAGAGAAATGACAGGTGACATTATAGCTACTAATGTAGCTGGTAATGTTACGGAATATGCAGCTGACACGGATGGGGATGTTATAGATGAGGATAACGTAAATGGAACGTCTGTAATTGATGCAGCTGAAGGGATAGCAACCATTACAGTTAAGGCAAGCACTGGAAAGGATGAACTGAAAGAAGGGTGGTATGTAATTAAGGCTACAGCGGCAGCAACAGTAGACATTTATGCTATGAGCAGTTCAAATTTCGCAAGGGGAACAGATGAGGCGTATGAGGATGATGACGGCAAAATTACGGCGTCTCCGATTACTGTGCCGGCCTCGGGGGCAACGGTTGATGTAGATAATTTTGGACTTACCCTTACCGGCGGCAGTTCATCAGCAATAGCCATGACCACCGATGATACGGCGAAATTTTATGTACAAAAGCCGCATGGTGGTAGCTATAGCGCCATTATAGGCGAGCAACCTATGGATTTTCAGGAGTATGGAATGACAATATTTTCGGAGACTAACGCGGGCACTCTTTACAATATGTTGCTGTATAGAGTCAAGCCAGCGGGAATGAGCTTTCCGTTTCCCGAAAAAAATTATGGTGAATTTAATGTTAATGTTCAGGTTATGTACGATAGTACAGAAAATAGAATAGGAATTTTCAGCAATACGACACCTGAATGATGGATGAGATAAGAGCGTTAATAACTGAGGAAGAAAGAAGCTTAAAACACATGGCCGCGGGAAAGCAAATTATCCCGCGGCTTATCAAGGGTTCTTCAATGGTTAAGCGAGCCGGGCGGCCGTTGGAAATTACAGAGCCATTGTTTAACGCTTTTAAGCTCAGGTATTGCCCGGCCTGTCATGAGGGGGAGAAGTTTTTGATTTTTAAATATGTGGCGGTTTGTATGATTTGCAATGAATTTTATTTTATAACGAGGTAGTATGAAAGACACAATGGTAATCGGGGGAAAAGAAGTTGAAATTATTTTCAGGTATGTGCATTACATGAAATTCATGGGCGTGTATAACAGGCTCATAGAAGTTGATAGAAAACTGCAGGCGAAAGGGCAAAGATACAACTTTGATTATTTTGTTTTCAGGTGTATATGGAAATGCATTCCAAAAAAAGGATTTTGGCCTTTCAAAAAGCCATTCCGGTCATTAAGAAAAATGATTAAAGAAGTCAGGGTTAACGAATATAAAGTAGTAACCAATTTTTTTAATGATAGAGTTTTAAATCCTGTGAATGAATTAGAAGAGGATAGGGAGCAGGGAAACTTGAAAGCGGTATAAGTTTTGACGAGTATATATTAAAATTGGATGATATAATTGATAATCAGATTATGATATTACAGACAAAGGGGTGGAATAAAAAAGATATTTATAGTACTGAGATAAGAAAAGCGGTTTTATATTTGATTGAGGAAGAGAAAAGAGAATACGAGAAAATAATGAATGATAATATTTTATTATATAGAGTTCATGGGATAGAGCCAACAAAAGACTTAGATACTGATATTTATAAAGATTACTTAAATGAAAAGATCAATCAAAGAGATGAAAGGATGCTACAAGATTTCAACAAAAAGAAGAATCATGATATTGGTTTTGACGAGCAAATAAAGAATGAAATAATAGGCAAGCAATTGAAGGCACAGGGCAATGGCTGAGCGAATAGAACTAGAGATAATATTAGAGAATGGTCAACTAATAGCAGCCACAAAGAAAAGCGCGGCTGCTTTAGAGGATACCGGAGAGGCTGCCCAAGAGGCCGGTGACAAAGGCTCAAAGGGCATGAAAAAAATGGCCGGTGGCGTTGGTATGCTTGGAAAAGCATTAAAAGCCTTTCTTGCTCTTGGAATTGTTCGGTTCTTTATCGATATTGGCAAAAAGGCATTTAAAGCAGCCGCACAAATGGAGCAATTTGAGGTTGCATTTTCCACTATGTTGGGGAGTGCAAAAAATGCAAAAAACCTATTAAAAGAAATAAAAGATTTCTCTGCGGAAACACCTTTCCAACTACCGGGATTGGTTGAGACGTCAAAGCAACTTTTAGCGTTCGGGGTTGAACAAGAAAAGATTGTTGAAACTATGCGTAATCTTGGAAACGCAGCCCAGGGTAATCAAGAAATACTTTCCCGGTTAGGCCTTGCTTACGGTAAAGTTAAAACTATTGGCAAAGCAAGTATGGAAGAGATTCGTCAATTTGCTGAAGCTGGGGTGCCAATTATCCAGGCGCTTGCCGATAAATTTGGGGTGACTACAACTGCTATTGTTAAGATGGTAAGTCAGGGCAAAGTAGGTTTTGCTGATGTTGATATGGCACTCAAAAATCTTACCACTGGAACCGGCAAATTTGCGGGCATGCTTGAAAAACAATCCCGCACCATGTCAGGTATGTTTTCAACTCTTAAAGACAACTTTACTTTAGTTTTAATTGATATGGGTAAAAAGATGGGTCCGGGTATAAAGGATCTAATTAAATCTTTTGGTTTGCTTACAAAATCGGGTGGTGTTTTAGGTAAAGTTCTTGGCAAGGTCGGAAATATTGTTTCTATTATTGGTTCTGCTATAGCTGGACTTGTTACCGGTATATCATGGTTAATTAACAAAATAACAGTGGCAGGTAATTCATTAGTAATTTTAAATAATAAAAGAAAATTATTAACTGCTACAGGTGAAAAACAATTACAGTTAGAAAAAACGATTAAAGAAGCTGAAGACGAAAACGTTAAATCCAAAAAGGAATTGATAGAGTCAGAAAAACAATTATTACAAATTAAAAATAATCTTGTAAAGTCAGGACGGGAATTGGTCGGGCTTGAAAATGCTCAAAGAGTGGCAATAATGGAACAGGCTAAATTATTGGCAGATGCAACAAAGACCCTTGATCCTACAGCCGGAAGAAAAGGGGAAAAAGAAGATAAGGGAAAAAAAGGCGTTGACCCATTCCAGGAAAGACTTGATAAATTTGCTAATTATTCAAGCTCTTTAATTTCAATGGCAAGTAGTTTATCCGGTCAGCTTGGGGACATCTGGGATGCAGAGCAACAAAGGGCAATGGCTAACCTTGAAAACGGTTATAAATTTAGAAAGGCATTGATTGAGGCTACTGTCAAGGATGAGGATGAAAAAAGGAAGGCACTTACTGAGCAAGATAAATTATTTGAATTACATCAGAAGCTAATCAAAAGACGCGAGGCAAAGCGTGAAAAGAAATTAAGAATAGCAAGCGCGATTATTTCAGCCCTTGCCGCTGGTGTCTCGGCCCTTGCCGCCATGAGTTCGATTCCGATCGTCGGGCCTATTCTTGGACTAATTTTTATGGGATTAACAATTGCCGCTGGTATGGCCGTTGTACAGCAAATTTCACAAACGCCCGAACCGTCGATGTTTGCCAAAGGCGTCTTTGATTTACCAGAGAATAAGCTAGGCATGTTGCATGCAGGTGAAACAGTTCTCACAAAACCGATAACCGAGAATTTAAAGAAATCAGAAATTACTTTATCAGGTCCAGAGGGCGGGGATGAAAGCCCGCGTATTGTTCAAGTGCTGCTTGACTCTAAAGTATTAGCTGAAGGAATAGAGGAACCAAGAACTGAGAAAGCCAGGTCAATGGGTGTTAATAATTATGGTGAAGAGGGTGTTTACTAATGCATGACTTTTATAATGACATATACATGAAATTCGATTATGATCCACAGAATAATAAATTTGCATTCGAAAAAAATGTTATAGGCCCTGAAGAATGGATAGTGATTGATTTAGTCGATTATACGTATACAGATGATAATTCAATATTTGTTAATGATTCATTGGGTAGTGATACCAACCCAGGAACGCAGGCACTACCGAAAAAAACATTACTCGCCTCTGCGAATGCGTGCACAAGCACAAAAACAAAAGTAGTTGCTCTTTTTAATGAAGAATATAATGAAGAGTTAGACACTATTGATAATAGTAATTTTGCAGGGTTTTATGGGAAGTTTTCTAATGCCAAATACACAAAAAGGGTGCTGGATTATACCCCGTCCGATGCGAATTCAATCTTTGTTGCAAAGACAGGAAATGATACTACTGGCAATGGTACGGAATCACTGCCTTATCTTACAATAGGCCACGCCGGTTCTCAGTGTGATGTCACACACCAGGCGGTTGTTATCAATGATGTTAATGCCTCCCAGACGTATGTAGAGGAAGGCTTTTCTATGACAGGAAATTTTAAAAAGCTTGTTGCAAGGATAGGATTTGCCCCGGATATTCAATTACATGCCAATCCGTCTTTTGTTGATTCGATGAGTACAAAAAAAGCAATTTCTGAATTCACAGGTAATTCGATCACTGGAGCGTCATGTGGTGTTTTTTCAGATGATAATTTTGTTGTTGCTTATTATGACAGTATCTCAACTGAAAGTTATTTTTCTATATATGATAGTGATGGAACTCTTATCACTGGTCCGACTTCATTCCACACGCAAGGGACTGTTACAGTTAATAGTTGTACGGTGCTTGAAAATCAGAATTTTGTTATAATTTATGCTGACGCTTTAGATGCTAACGCTGGTGAATTCGTAATATATGATTCTTCTGGAACAATTGTAAAATCGTCGACTGAGTTTGATAGCGGGTCAGTAGCTTATTTTGCAGTAATTGGTTTATCTGACTCAAGTTTTGTAATTGCATATGTTGATACCGGAGACAACAAAGCATATTTTACAATATATGATTCTACTGGAACAGTAACAAAAGCAAAAACAGAATTTGATTCAGGGGTTGCGAGTTACATCAGGGTTAAATCAATGTCAAACGACAATTTTGTTATAATGTATAACGGAAGCGGAGGAAACGAGTATCAAATATTTGATTCTACTGGAACACAGGTAAAAGCAGCTACAAGCGTTGGTTATCAAAACCAGCATTATGATATGGATATTGATTCAAATGATAATATAATTATGGCAGGCCGGACGGCTGTTCCCGATGGTCGTTATCGTGTTTTGGATTCTGATGGAACTATTTTAACGTCCGGGAATATATGGACCGCAAATGATCCGAACGATATAAGAGTAAATGCAATGTCTAACGGTGCTTTTGTTATATCTTATAGTGATGCCGACGACGGCGACAAAGGAAAATTTACAATCATAGATCAATTATATAATCAGATAGTAACGGCAACAGAATTTGAAGCCGGAGCGATCCAGGATTTATCAAGCTGTATGCAAAGCACAAATGATTTTGTCTTTACATATATGGACGACGACGATGGAGACAAAGGGAAGTTTGTAATATATGATTCTTATAGATATGATTGTATTCAGATTGACGCAGATGCAATTATAAACGGTGTATCAATAAAGTGTTATGATGAAAATTTTTGTTATAGAATGCTTTATGTAAATGGAACCGACCTTGATTTATTCTGGACTGAGCTTAAAAACGCTGAGAACGTAAATAGGGGAAATGATGCATATGCTGTTTATTCTAACCATGAAGTTAATGCAAGTAATTGTACGATACATGACAGTGACCAGGGCATTTACTGCGAAAGCACAGCTGCAATATTTGAAGATTGTCTATTTTATAGATGCAATAAAACGGGGTATGCTTTACACATAAAAGGTGCGGCGGCTGGTAGTGGGGATATAACGGTTGAACATGTGACATTTTTTGCCAATAATTCTGCAATGAGATTTGAAAATAATAACGGCGCTAATGAGACAATAATCAATAATATTATTCACGACAACTCAATTTACGGAATCAATGCAGATGTGGCCGTCACGTTCTCATATTCAATAAATACGGACGTTCTTAATAATGCGACCGCTGGAACCTCGGTTGTTGCTGCCAATCCTCTTTTTGTGAATGAGGGGGCGCTCATCGAAGCGGATACGGATTTAAATTTGAAGAAAAGAGTGCTGGGGTATCCAGTGGACTCTCCAGGATATTTATTAGCTAATGACACCAATCCAGATAGGGACGGGGGGGCACACAATTCAACCCCGATAGGTGATGTTGAAAGCTGGACAAGTTTTTCCGTGGAGAAGCCAGGGGGCGGCTTTAAAGTTGTTCACAAAGCAGTCGGAAAAACAAAAACAGATAGAAAAGACGGATCAATCGCAAGCACGTACGAGGCTTGGCAAGAGGAAGTCACAATAAATTTTGGTGAGGGTATAAGAAACGCCGATTATGATAATATCATGCTTATGCTCAATAGTGGAAATGATGAAATAAGATTTTACCCTGATTCAGTAACAAACCCGAGTAATTTTAATGTTTATTTCTTAATTTATGATAATGTTAATGCGAGTGCTGACCATTACAAGTTAACTGAAACCGGGCGGCAAAATCTAAGGATTAAATTTGCGAGGGCGTACAGTCCATGAGTTTAACAGTGACAGTGAATGACATACTTATACCTGATGAGGATATACTAAAATATCCCAAATCAAAAGAATCGATTGCGTTCGAAAATAATAAAATGTTGCCGGATACTATAGAAATTTTGTTAACAAACTCAGACCCTACGATTTACGATGACCGTTATTCTGGTAGCTTGTTTTTTGGGACTTCATTTTTTGGAGATATTGTGTCTGTTTTCGATAACGACATAAACAGATATACTTTTGAAGGCAAACTCAAAGACATCCCAATAAAAGAACAAAAACAGACCATTAAGCTTGTCGCAACCAATTATATAGATGATTTAGCAAAAAGGACATGTATTTATAGCAATGCTATTAACAAAACAATAGCTGAGATTATATACGAAATATTAACAGACGTTGGGGGAATTCCTGCAAGTAATATTGTTTATGCAGGATTTCAAAATGCTATAAATATTCAGGCGGCAAACACAGCGTATATAAACATTGATTATGATGCTAATACCAAAAAAAGTTGTATTGCAGTAGTGAACGAACTTCTCAGGATTTCACAGTGTCATGTTTACACTTATCAGAATTTAATATATATGTATCAATGGCAACCATGGGGCGGACAATTCGGCACTGATTTAAAGAAAAAGAATGTAATTACTAAATCATACGAACATTTTTATAGTCAAAAAGATATTGTCAATTATTATAGGATTGGTTATGATAACGCTGGCACGATAGCGTGGGAAAGCGATTCTGATGCTGAATCAATTGCACGATTTGGAGAAAGGCGTTTTGATGTGCCAAATCAAAAAGTTGATTCAACCACGTCCACAGATTTTAAAATTCATTTCAGAAATCAAGCCGGTGCGGCGTGGGCCGGGGACCTTGCAATAGAACGGTATAAAAACATACAGAAATTTTGTGAAATGGTGATAGGGTCAGAAATGGAATTTGTTCCGGTTGCTGACCAACTTGATTTGAGGTTTACACCTTTTGTGGGTGAGCCGGTCCAGATAGTTGAGAGAGAATACGACAAAGACAAAGACATAATAACCGTGAAAGCATTATTTCTGAATACACCTGAAGTGTATTATGTCAGGGATTCAGAGCCGCCGGCCGCGCCTGAGTTAGTAAGCGCTATTCCTTTAGAGGATGGTGGGATATTACTTAAATGGACTGAGAGTCAAGAGGCCGACTGGCTAGGATATAAAGTATATTTTTCTTCAAGTCCAGGGGAATGGGAAGTTGAATCTTGTAATTTTGGCAGGAGCGGAATTGACAGAAAAATAACTCAACAAACACCAGACGGTTATATTTACGAAATAATTTATCAGTTAAATATTGGTACTGAATACAGTTTTTATGTAGCGTCCTATGACACCAGTTTTAATGAAAGCGGGCCGTCAAACATAGAAAAAGCTATACCATTTCTTGATACGGTTGATTTCAATATGTACAGGTGTCAGGGGAATATATATTCTGCGATAACACTTGATTTGAATAATACATTGTCCGGGTCAGTTCCAGACGGATTTAACAAGTATTCGGATGGTGATGATTATGGATCAAAAGACTATCAACCGGCGGCTTTTTATGAGTCAGGGCAATATTATGATGAGGATGGATTTACTTTGTTTAGTTTTCGCGGGCAAGCTGACCCGGGTGATATAACGTATCAATATCGGACAAGTGATGACGACATAACGTATACAGCGTGGACGGCTGAAGCTGATGCAATCGGAAATGTAGACGTTACATTAAGTAGTGTAAAATATTTTCAATATAGATTTATATTTAGGTCAACAAATTGGGGTGACACTGACTCAATCTATTTAAAGGAGCTCGAATAATGGCAGATGTATGGACAAGTATCCCAGATAGAACAACATCAGATAATTACAGCAATACAGACGCGAACGCATGGAGCCAGGCGGTTAGGATTTTAGGGGGCAATGGAACAAGCCAACCGTCAAGTGATATAGAATCTATATGGTCGCTTGTATCAAGTCTGAACACAAATATTAAGTATCTAACCAGTGCCGACGATCCTTTTACTATTACAGATAGTGACGGATATGGGACATATATTTGTGATTCAAGCGGTGGTGATATAAATATCACTCTTCCAACGTTGGCAGACAATCAGAAGAGGGCTATTGAAATCATACATAGCGTCGGAGGTAATGTCGTTAATGTTGATGGGGAGGGAGCTGAGTCAATTGACGGTCTCAGCGATATAGACCTTCCAAAGCAAGCAGATAGGATAAAAATTCTTGGTAGTACATCTTTATGGGCAATCCAAGAAGAAAGAATTTCTTGTCAATTGCGGTTAGATACATACGCCGGGTATGGATCAACAGACACTGATATTATGAGATTTACAAATAAGCGTGAAGGATACGGCAATATGTTTGCAGAAAATCACACATCTGGATATGCTTCAAATGCTGAAGGATTGGAAATTGTAGTCGCCAGACAGGGAAAATATTCATTCACATTTTGGATACAGGTCGACACAAATATGTCGATAGGATTATCATTGAATTCATCACAATTGACTACTGGAATTGTGTCAATAAATATAACAGATGCCCTGGCAATTGAAAAAAATGCAACGGCGGCGGATTATATCTCATGCTCATGGACCGGCTGGCTTGCTGCGAGTGACACAATCAGGGCTCATTCAAATGCAGTCGCACCGGTTGGAAATATTGCGGGATTTACCGCGACATACATAGGTAATTAAAATGAAAAGATATATTAAAAAAAACGCAGAAAATTTAATAATAGATTTATTTTTTGAATGGCAGAAAAATAAATTTGATGGGGCAGAAATTGAAATATCTGATGGTGATAAACTAAAAATTGATGGGAAATCGATATCAAATGAATTCGGCACACCTATTTTTGAGATGATAGGAGACACACCCACAGAGCGAAGCCAGTTGGATATTGACAATGATCCAGATTTTATTAAACGGTATAAACAGCATTTGAAAAGTAAATTGAAATCTATTATTGATAATGAGATAATTGAGGTATCCAGAACGTTGGCAGAAATCAGAACAAAATGGAATGACTTCAAAACAACAGCCGCCAGTGAGACAACGAAGTCTGGCTTAGATACGCTATATAATAACGCGATAACCTGGTTAGGATTATGAGAGGGGGACAATGAATTGCCAGAAAATCAAAGTAGTACATTATTTAACTATATTAGCCTTTTCGTTAGCATCTTTATCGCTGTTATTACAGGTGCTATTAGTTTTATTATAGCAACGTTAAGAAGAGATAGTAAAGAAATTAAAAATTCGTTAAAGGATATTGATACTAAATTTAGAAAAGATATAGTCAAATTATTTGATAAATGCGAAGATATAGGCAGGCATGATGAAAGGATTAAAAATCTGGAGAAAAAAATAAATGGGTCATGAATATAATTATTGATAATTCAATAAGGACACAAAGGCATCCGGGTTTTTTCAGGGGAATGTCTGATACAAAAGAAATAACTGTCCATGCAACCGGTGGTGGTTCCAGTGCAGGGGCTCTGATAGCATGGCTATTAACACCCGGACAACGAAAAAAAAAGGCAGATGGATTGTTTCATTATTGTATAGATTATAATGGTGATGTTTATGAGTTGATTGATCCGGTAGAAAAATGGGTATACCATTCCAGCACGGGAAAACGTGACCGTGCGACAATCGGAATAGAGATAATGAAAAAAGATGTTCGTAATGAAAGCGAGCCAACTATACAACAGTATAGATCATTATTACAATTGATAAATACATTGCTCGAAAATATAGATACTATCAATATTATTTGCGGCCACGGTAGACGAAAAAAGAGGTATGGGCTAAATTACAAAAATTGTCCGGGAAAATTTGACTGGAACATAATAACTGATGAATTGATTTCGGAGGGACATAAATTCAAATATGAATCAGAATATATTTTTGAGATAGAGAGGTCCGATGAGAAAAATAATACAGATAGCTGAGTTCATTTTTGGCAAAAACGCAAAGACGCGCTACAAAAGAATAATAATATTATTAATTGTAATTGTATGCAGCATCATTTTGATTCAAAATATATCTTTCGGAATCGGCCCGGACGGGTTTTATTTTAATTGGGGTCCAGCTGCTAAAATTGAGATAAAAAAGGGGGATTAAATGAATTGGATTAAAAATAACTGGAAAACAATATTGATAGGTTTTGCACTTGGTTTTATTCTTGGCACTCTGGGATATATCATAATCGCGGTGATCATAAAATGTTAAATCAAATTTATCAGTTCATCTGGTTTAAGATATTAAAACCGGTTATTAAAAAATCCCCGTACGACGAACGCAACCCTATAAAATCAAAAGAACGGCGTATGCTTGCAGCCCTTCGCCTGGCTTCCCTATTTCCCGGTAAAAAATTGATACTTTGTGGTGATTCAAATAAAGGTGTATTTAAAACGTATGACATTATGAAACAATTCAGACATGTCATAGTTGTCAATATTGCAATAGGTGGAACGATAGCCCATGATTGGAATATATTTTTTAAAACGAAAAAAGGGCAGAAAGTGAAACGATATTTGAATAAATGGAATACTGTTTTTTCTATGGGCGGGAATTATGTACTGAAAGATTTAATGTCGATGGCATATTCCGGAATGTCAACATTAAAATTAGAAGTACCCGGCTCTTTCTGTGAAAACGTGCCATTTATAAAAACAAAAATCCTGGACAAGCTTGACGACGGACTGGTTAATAATCGAAATTTGAAAATCTGGAATGAACAAGTCAAGCAGATCAATTCAATAATTCGTATGGTCTGGGAACCGTTTGTTATCAATATCAGAGATTTGCTTCGTGATCCCTATCAGGACACAGAATGCTACTGGTGGTCTCTTCAAGATACGGTTCATTTTTCTGATGTTACGCAAAATATTTATGTTAAAATAGTTAATTTTATTCTTGAAAGATTAAAGGACATGGATAGACTGTGATCGAAAGAATAGCAAACGCTGATAAATTTATTGTTTTGTTCTGGTTGATATACGCGGTTATTTTATGCGTTTTAACATATTTTGTTGTGAGGGATAAAAAATGAAAAAACTAATATCTATAATATTGTTTATTTTAATTTCTGTTTTTGCTATGATATTTCTATCGGTAACTATGGGCTGTAAATATTATCAATCCAAACCAGATTTAAATGAAACGCTTGATAGAAAATTGCCAATCGCTTGTTATTATGCGCAAGATTGTTTATACAGAAATAAAGCAAATGATGATAAATCATCATGTGTAACATTTATGATGGAATGTCGGGCTTTTTTAAAATTCAATAAATGCCGGTACGATGCTCCAAGCGGAATGTCAATGGATGAGTGTTGGAGATATTTGAATCAAAAATAGCACCCTTTAAATTTTATTTAGTTATATACCTTTTAAAAAACCCTCCAGAAATGGAGGGCTTTCTTTTGGTTGCGGTCTACCACTTCTAATCTTCCTGCCGTCAACACATTTGCCGTTGTGTCCGGAGAGAGTTTTTAACCCTCTGACCCTGCCCCCCTGAATGAGGACAGAGCCAGAAGATTAACAATTAGTACCTCGCCGGAAGTACCTTTTTACAAGGCGTTTAAAACCTTGCCCAATCCCCCCGGAAGGGGAAAGGGTAAAGCTTTAAAACATGCACTCTTCTTTCCAATATGGCGTAATGCTTCCAGAAGTATTTGAAGTAACTAAATTTAAAACGTTTCCATTTTTCAATTCATAACTCCTTGAAAATGAAAAAGCTGGCTTTCCTGTAGTGTTTTCATAATTGACAAAATTGATCTTTTCAACATATTCAATTTCTATTTGTTTCCAGTTGTTTCCATCCCAGAAATCAAGATATTTTGAATTGCTTCTCAGGGTTTTTAAACAATCGTCATTATCTGTGAAATACAGGTAGTGTATTTTTCCATGATAAAAATTATCGAAATCCCTTATCCTAAAAACTGCAATCTCATTCTTTTTTAATTTCATTTGCTAATCTCCTTCTAAAAGATATTCAAGGATTAAAACCTTGCCCAATCCCCCCCACTGGAGGGGAAAGGGTAAAGATTTAATCTTTATTCCATCTGGCTTTCTTCATATAATTTGAGAATATCATTGGCCGAATATTGAACCAAACATTCGTCATTGATTTCGTCGAAATACCAGTCTGGCACTCCGTTAGAAATGGCTTCCTGTTTGATTTGTTCTGCTTGTTGTGATGTAGTCATTTGTTAATCTCCTTTAATTGATTTAGTTATCTTCTAATACTAATATACTAAATATATAAAAAAAGTCAAGTATTTTTTATATTTTTTTATATTTTTTCTTGACAAAAATATATTTTTTTAGTACATTATGTTTATCACAAGAAAAAAGAGGTTATAATGAAAATATCAATAAACGTTAATGATGATCTATATGAAAAATTAAAGAAAAAAGCAGATGAAAAAAAAATTAAAATCACCGGGCTTACCATGTTGCTTTTTGACAAGGCCATAAAAGAAGCTCTTGAAAGTGATATATTGGAGTACCTGAAATGAAGACAGAAGATATGTGCCCTGATTGCAAAAAAATTACAACAATGCATACTGACATTGTTATACAATCGTTATTTTGTAATGATTGCGGAAGACGATTAAAGAGGATTAAAAATGACGAAAAAAATGAAATTGGCCGCAGTAAGAATTGGGAAAAAATTGGTTCTTAAATACTCAGTAATAAGAGATCAAAGAATAATTTTTCTCTTAATAAGGTTGCCGAAATGAAAACTGAACAAGAAATAAAACACAATGCTTTCTAATTCTTTTGCTTTTTCTTCAGACAAATCATGTCCAATTAAGTCACCTTCACAATTTGCTACAAACCAATTTTTTTTATACATGTTAATCTCCTTTAATTAATTATCTTCTATATATATAATACAGAACATTAGTGAATTAGTCAAGTAAAATAATAAAAAAAAATAAAATAATTGTTGACAAATAAAATAAATATAGTATATTATAATCAAAACGAACGAGGTGTAAAAATGGCAATACTTACAATAGACATACCTGATGAGTACAAAGAAAAATTAAAAGAGATGGCAGAGAATGAAGGTAAAAAGGAAGGTATAAAATTATCTCTTACGAATTTAATGAGAAGAATAATTGCGGATGTATTAAACAATGAAAATAATTAAAGCAACCTTAATAGTCAGCACAGAGGGAATAATAATCCAACTATTTCCTTCAAGTATATCAGATATGGAAACACTTGAAAAGATCGGGTTGGAACATGCAGGCGACAAAATAGAAATGGATTGTAATGATGAGTATCAAATAACATTAGAGGTATGTTGACATGAAAGAAATCTTTGAAAAATTACAAGCGCCTTTTCCTGATGAGGCAATACAAAGAACCAGGGGAAATGAAACCGGTAAAAACTACGATACAACAGGTTATGGTTATCAGTATATAATAGATAGGTTTAATGAAATTCTTGGATTCGATTGGATGTATTCTTGGCGAATAGTACATCAAGAAGAAGGAGAATATTCTAAAAGCCAGAAAAAAAATTATCAAATAACAGTAGAAACAACTATCATAGTATTTTATGAAGAGAAAGAAATTAAACGGTCGTGTGTGGGTGGTCATACTGCCGCTAATTATGCGGATGCCCTAAAAGGAGCAATTACAAACAGCCTGAAAAAGACGGCTGCGTTTTATGGGGTGGGTGCTGATGCTTACCGTGGAGAGATCGACGACGATAATAAGCCAGTACATGAGAATTATAGACCAGAAGCATACAGCAAAGTCAATTTTGATGAGATTAAAAAAGATATCGCACAATTAGGTTTTAATGATTTGATTGAGTATAAAAATGTATTATGGAAAAATAATCAATTCTCAAAAAGCCAAATAGATGCACTTAAAGCTATTTTTGCCGCCCGTGAAAAAGATTTAGGTTCGCAGATAGAGCCAGCGGGCGAGTTTGATTTTTAAGGAGAAAATCATGATTAAATCAGAAGAAAAGATGCTGCAATACATTGAATTGATGAAAGAAGTCATGAGACAGGAGATCAATGAAGCAAGCACCAGGGAAGAAATAAAGAAAGCATATGACAAACTTGTTTTTGATATTGCTGGTGACGTCGAATTGACAACAATGAAAAAAGCAACATTGATTGATCTTATGGACCGACTGAAAAAGGAGAAAATAAATGGGAATATACGATGTTACCAAAATCGAACAAGAAATTGAACGAGTAGCCAGCGAACATGAGGGAGAAATCCCGCAGGAATTATTGCAAGAATTGGTTGAGGCAGAAATGAAGTCTATGGAAAGTATTGAAAAAATGTGTCGATATGTCAGGCATTTGGAGCAATTCGTTACCACTTGCAAAGACGAAAAAGAACGAATTAACACACTACAGAAGCAAGCAGAAACGCGACTTGATAACGTTAAAAAATATATGCAGCCTTATGTTTCCAATCGGGGCAAGTTTAATGTTGGTACTTTTAAATTGTCAACGCGTAAAAGTGAATTCGTTGTACTTAGCGCTAATTTTAACGACCAGGAATATTGCAAAGAAATAATTGAAATCAAGCCGGACAAAAAACGAATCAAGGAAGCTTTAAAAAGTGGCACTGTGATTAAGGGTGCTACTCTGATGAGCAAAGAAAATTTACAGATCAAATGAATGTCGAGGTGAATAATGATAGAAGCAAAATTTGACTTCGATGTCCTTATTGAGTATGAAGATATAGATGAATATGAACTGTATTTTGTTTTTGACTTGCCAGAGGGCAAAGTCAAGGTGAAATTTCCGGTTGATATGTATAGGCATCCTGATTTGCAAAGCTGGATTCACGATGAAATAATAAACGATAATTATTATAAGACGCTGGAACATTATGAAAGCTAAAAACATGTGTAATACATGCAAATACTATTCTGATTGTGTTATAGATAGGCATAGAGATTGCAAAATGTATGTAGAAAAAAAAACAGAAAAAATGAAAAAATACCAACCATTTCCAGAAAGAACGCCGGAAGACATGATTCTTTCTGCAGATATAAATACTCTTAATAATGCGGTTGCAACATTATTTCATTTATTGAAGTCAGATAAAAATTTAATATATTGCCCTTCATGTGGGGCACAGTTAAGACAACTTAAATGCGAATATTGCGGGCTGGATTATGAGTATTAAAGTAAAACAAGTGACATACAAAAATTTTTATAAATTATTAGATAAATATGAAAGCTAAAAAAGTAACATATAAATGTCCGGTTTGTTCTTATTGGCTTTTCAAGGGCTATACTGACGACGGCAAAGAATATCCAGAAACCGAAAAATGTTTGCTATGTAAAACCGTTATGGAGCGGAAAGATATAAGCTAGGAGACATAATCAGGATGCCCTCAGACTGCATGTAGGCGTCGAGATAGCCATTTGTATTAAAAATAGAGGTATTATATGGATGCGAAAGAAACAATAAAACGAGATTTGCTTGTGCAATGGTATATAACCAGAAATCCAGATATTTTAGTTTTATTTATAAGATTATAAAAATAAAAAAAGAAATAAGGTGAAAGAAATGAATAATTTTGTAAAATTTAAGTCTGGGTCTAGGTCTGGGTCTTGGTCTGGGTCTGGGTCTTGGTCTATGTCTAGGTCTATGTCTGGGTCTAGGTCTGGGTCTAGGTCTAGGTCTTGGTCTATGTCTAGGTCTAGGTCTGGGTCTAGGTCTAGGTCTTGGTCTTAATTTTAAAAGGTGAACAGAAATGAAAACTAAAAAAGAACTTGAGCATAAACTTGAAATGCTTGAAGCTATGATTGAGACAATTGATTTTGCAAAAAGTCCGGGTAATTTTGAAGAATATAGAAGAATTAAAGCGATGATAGGGATACTAAAATGGGTTATCGACGATACGCAATTTTAATATTATTAGTATTCTCATGTACACATGAGAATCTTTATGTCAATAGAAAAGTCCAGTGTTACGACAGGGGCAAGATGATTGCAGAAATACCACGCAGGATATTTGAGCAGAAATATGAATGTATGAAATACTGGTTACGTTTTGAAGATTCTCACCGGGCTGGCAGGGTGATCTTTATAGAGGTGGCACCAAAGAAATATTTAATTCGCTGGTGGGACAAGAAAGGAATTATTTATGATTTTTATTTGGAATTAACTAAAAATATATTTGACAAATAACAAGGAGTAAACTATATTATATTATGTTCAGTGATAGGAACAACTTAAAACTTGCAGTAATGGGAAAATACTTGAAAAGGGTTTTCTGCTTTGTTCAGTTCCCGGAGATGTTTCGCAAGTTGATATTTTCGGACTATCACCTGAGCAAAGTAGAAAGCCCTTTTTTTATGAAATAAATTATGAAATGGATTAGCGTTAAAGATAAATTACCAAATAAAAATTGTACTGTGATAGGCTGGTTCGGAGAATACTGGAAGAAAGTGGATTATAGTAATGCATCTAAAAAATTTTATACCGGTGATTATTCTGGCAGGTGGGAAACATATCCTACACATTGGATGATTCCAGAACCACCGGAGGTTAAAGAATGTGAAAATTGTGATGGTACTGGCTGGTTATATTATTATTTATTAGACAGACAACCGAAATGCCCCGTGTGTAATGGTACTGGCAAAATAGAAATGTCTAAAGAAGAGGAGAAAGAATGAGTAAGCTTTTAATTGATGAAAGCCCATTAGTTATACTTCCAAGTTTGGCCAAGGAAATCGGATTGAATGAAGCTATTATATTACAACAAATACAATATTGGATAAAAATAAAAGAAAAAACACAATCAAAAATGGGTTTTTATGATAATCAATATTGGATTTACAATACAATTGAAGAGTGGGAAGAGCAATTTTCTTTTTGGAGTAAAAACACAATAAAGAGAACTTTTAACAAACTAAAAGAAATGAACTTAATTTTAGTTGAAAAATTCAATAAACACAAATGGGATCATACAAAGTTTTATACAATAAATTACGATGAATTATATAATATTGAACAAAACATAAAGAAAAATATCACAATTGGTGCGACCGATGAACCCAAATTGAGCCAATCACAAGGCCCAAAAAGAGCCAATCACAAGGCCCAAAAAGAGCCAATCTTTTATACAGAGACTACTACAGAGACTACTACAGAGACTATCATAAAGGATTTAACTATTTTTTGGAATAGTTGTGATGGATTACCAACACATAAAGAATCGGTAATAAAAAAGAATGTTAAGAAAAAACATAGTGATATTGTAAATCAATACGGCTATAATAAGATCAAGGGGGCCGTGGAAACATACGAAAAGATAATAAACTCAAATGAATATTATTTTAATCACAGGTGGGCGTTCTGGGATTTTATTCAACATGCTTATAAATTCATGGAAGATATGCAGCCTTTTCAGAATTATAAAGATAGGAATATTAAGGATTTAACAAAAGAAGAAATTAAAGAGTTTGAAAGAATTAAAGACAAGAAAAGAAAAATTGCCTTTGAAAAGGCGGCGGTAAATGGATATTAGAGAATATCTTAGAAATAAGGGCATAAACTGGAAAGAGGTATCAAGGCCCTCCGGGACACAGGCAATATTTAATTGCCCACGTTGTGATGATAACAAGCAAAAATTTGCTATAAATTTAGATTCGGGGGCATATCAATGTTTTAGAAAAAATGAGTGTGGTATTTCCGGGAGCTGGTGGGATTTCCAAAAATTATATAATGACAAGCCATTGCCTCTTGATTCAGACCGTAATTTTATACGTAAAGAGAAAAAATATAAAAAACCGCAAATAAAAAGTGATCCCAGGAATGATAAATTATATGAATTTTTCAATAAAAGAAAAATAAAAAAGGATACTGTAAATTATTTTAAAATTGGAATTAAAAATCAGGCAATTGCAATACCACATTTTTTTGATAAAGAATTAATTTTTGTCAAATATAGATCGCTTGAAGATAAAAAGTTTTGGAATGAGGAAGGTTGTAAACCAATTTTGTTTAATATGGATAACTGCATAAACGAAAATACGTTAAGAATATTCGAGGGGCAATTTGATGTGATGGCAGCGCATGAATATGATCTTGCTGGTGTGAGTGTTCCAAATGGCGTGTCTGATTTATCATGGATAGAGAATTGTTGGGATTTTATTGATAATTTTAAATACATATATTTATTTTTTGATAATGATAATGCTGGACAGGCAGCTGTTAAATCGATTGTTAATAGGCTGGGGTCATGGAGATGTTATAATGTTCTATTACCGGAAAAAGATATAAACGATTGTCTTGTTAAGAGTATTAAATCAGAAAAAATTTATGAGGCGGAAAAAAATGCTAAAGAGTTTGATCATTATATATTAAAAAAAGCAAATGATTTTCGTGAAGATGTCAAAAACCATAATAAAAATTATGAGAAAAGATATGGTTATGATATTGGATTCAGAGGATTGAATTATATTTTAAAGGGTTTGAGAGAGGAATAGGTTACAATAATTCAAGGTGAAAACGGAAGTGGAAAGTCGACGATTATATCTCAAGAAATATTATTTCAATTAACAAACATGAAAAAATGTTGTATTCTCTCGCTTGAATTATCACCGAAAAGATATTTAAACTGGATGGTCATACAGAACAATCGATCAAGTCATATTGATGATGATATGATTGATAAGACGTTCAATTTTTTTGGTAATAATTTATATGTAATAAATAAAACAGGTGAGATTGATAAAGAATTATTATTTGATGTTTTTAAATTTGCAGCACGAAAATATGGCATTAAGTTTTTTGTGATAGATTCTTTGATGAGAATTAAATTTAATCATAGGTATGAACTGAACGAACAGAAAGATTTTATTGGTGATTGTAAAGATTTTTCAACGGAATTTGATTGTCATGTTTTTATTATTACTCATCCCAGAAAGGGCGATGGACGGAATTATAAACCAAATAAGATGGACATTTATGGTTCGAGCAATATTCCAAATTTGACAGATAATGTTTTGGCCTTATGGCGGCCAGAGGACGGGAAAGAAGATTTTGATGCTGAATTATTTGTACAGAAAAACAGAGAATTTGGTAAACAAGATAGCATTAAATTTCTGTTTAACGATGATCATAAATTATATATTGAATTATGATTAAATTCAGAACGGCAAAAATAATAAATTAGGATTGAAAAATGATTGAAGAAATGACAAACTTAGAAAAAGCAATTGTGCTGAAATTAGCTGCGGAAAGAAATCATATTATAGTTATGAATCATAATAATGAAAATTTTAAATATGAAATAGTTGATGTTTTTATTAAAAATTTCAAAATAAATATAACTGTGAAGCCAAAACAATGACAGAGTGGGAAAAAAAACAGATTAAATTCTATGGTGAAGAGATATGTGATTTGGTTTGCAAAAAGGATTGTGAAAAATGCGAGACAGCGTTATATTTTGTTAAATATTTGAAGAAAGAAATTGAAACCGTAAAAGAGGTATTAAATGACTGATAGAATAAATGCCCTAGTTGTTGTTTTGGAGAAAGATATAAGGGATGATGATATTGAATGTTTAATAAATGCAATTAAGTGTTTTAGAAACGTTCTTTCTATAAAAAAGAATGTTCGTGATTCCAGTGATTATGTTCATGAAAGTAGATTAAAAAATAAAATGATAAATGCATTATATAAAATAATTGATGAGTTGTGATATAAAATGGATGAAATCAGCACGGTAGAACAAGCAGTGTTAATGAAAATTAAAGGAGAAAAAATGATGAAAAAAAATTATGTTGTTGTTACGACAGACAAAAAAGGCGTTTTTTTTGGCGAATTAGTCGAGCACGACAAAAAAAATGAAACATGCATTTTAAAAAATGCTAAAATGTGTATTTATTGGCCCAAAGATGTTGGCGGTGTTATTGGTCTCGCCAACACTGGTCCGATAAGCGATTCAATTATTACGCCCAAATGTCCAGAGATTTACCTAAATGGTTTGACGGCTGTAATGAAATGTACAAATCAGGCAAAAGAAAATTGGACAAAATAATAATTAAAGGCTCCAGATTTGGCTCCGGCTCTGACTACGGCTCTGGCTCCGGCGACGGCTCTGGCTCCGGCGACGGCTTCGGCTCCGGCGACGGCTACGGCGACGGCTTCGGCTACGGTGACGGCTACGGCTACGGCTACGGCTATGGTTGTGGCGACGGCTCCGGCGACGGCTACGGCTACGACGACGGCTTCGGCTACGGTGACGGCTACGGCTACGGCTACGGCTATGGTTGTGACTCCGGCTACGGCGACGGCTCCGGCTACGGCGATGGCTACGACGACGGCTCCGGCGACGGCTACGACGACGGCTCCGGCGACGGCTTCGGCTCCGGCTACGGCTACGGCTATGGTTGTGGCTCTGGCTCCGGCGACGGCTCCGGCTCCGGCTCCGGCTACAGTTTTGAGTTTGATAAAAAAAATGCTTTTACTGCGTATCATTTCATTAAAAAAAATGGAGATAAATATATAATGCGTGATGGTATTGAGGTTTCCATTGGACAAGAAATTGAATTTGATGGAAAACTAAAACTGTGTGTAGCTGGTTTGCATGCCAGCATGAAAATTTCTGATTCAAAAAGATTTGCTCCTGAAAATTCAGTATTGACTAAAGTGTCTGTTTGGGGGAAAATAATTTTTGATAAGGACAAGTTAGTTGCGACAAACCGGATGATTTTGGAAGAAATAAGAGATGAAAATAGCATTCTACAAAGAGCGAAATAAATTCACTCCTCTGCATGATCAAGATTTGCAGAATTTGCGCAAATTGCCAGATAATAATATCTATACATGCGAAATTAAAAAAGCCAGAAATCTATTACACCATAGAAAATTCTTTGCAATACTAAAAGTGGTGGTTGAAAATAGTGAAAAGTGGAATAATACAGAAGCGTTATTGACGGCTCTAAAAATACATTTGGGTTATACAAATATAGTCACCATGTTTGATGGCTCTGAGGTTTTACAAGCAGGTTCAATACGATTTGAAGTTATGGACCAGGATCAATTTAATAAATTTTATGAGGCAAGCGTAAAATTATTGGCTGATGAATTGGGAGTGAGTGTTCAGGAATTAGAAGACAATCATGGAGAATATTTATGAAGAGTCCGTGTTGCAACAAAAACATGTGTGAAATAAACCAGGGAGAACACACATATTACTATTGCCCGGGGTGCAAGAAATTCTATGAATTGATAGAAAAAGGTGAGATTATTTATTATGAAAATAATTGATATTGAAAACATAGAAATACCGTCAATCAATGAAAAATTACTTTTTGGATAAAGCAATTTGAAAAATCAAGAGGTAATAACAAAAAATGGAATGAGTTGTAATGAAAGAGAAAGAATCAGACATCCAGAGAACAATCAAAGACTATCTCCAATGGATGGGATGGTATGTCTGGAAAAATCACCAGTCAGCTTTATCTCATAAAGGAGTGTCTGACTTGACTGCTATTAAAAATGGTATTGTATTATGGATAGAAATAAAAACTGAGAATGGTAAGCAAAGCAAAAATCAAAAGCTTTTTGAACGTGAAATTAAAGAGCATGCTGGGCATTATTTTATAGCAAGAAAATGGGAGGATGTCAGTGAATATATTGCGGCCCTGTGAGATATGCGGTAAACCAGCGACAGATAAACATCATTTGCTCAGTCAAACTAAGCGCAATAGAAAACTGTATGGGATGTTGCTGGATTTATCAATGAATATTATGTATCTTTGCAATGATTGTCATTTAAATAAATCAATACCTAAATTAACAGAAAAAGAATTTTGTGAAATATTGGGAATAGAACCACGATCGAAATCAGGAATAAAAGTCAGGAGGATAAATGGATAGTTACAAAGTACAGCCTAACCGATACCAGGTCGTAATTATTTTGTTGATATTCACTGCGATATTTTGTATAATTATTGCAAGTTGGAAAATCGAACAAAAACTAGACAAAATAATAAAAATGCATGATACTACGATTAAGGAATTTTTAGAAAATTACGAGCATGATCATGGTATAATTCTCAGGAGTATCAAGCGTCAATATTAGGAGGTTTTATGTTGGTATTGAAAAGTCGATTAAAGCAATTGATATATAATGAGAGAGAGAGAGAAAAAAGGGTAATTGAAAAAGATTGGCAGAAAAGACTACAAATGAATGAAGATCGTATAAAAGGAGAATATGATCAAAAAATATTATTAAAAGATCAGGAAATCAAAAGACTGGAAAATCTTATTGATGAGAAAAATAAATATATTAAACAGGCCGATTCAAAAAATATACAAGCAAAAACATTAACGCACAAAAACCGGGCGGTCATATCAAGTATTTACGACAAAAGCAAGGAATTGCACGAACAGGTATCTAAATATTATGTCCACATGGATTCAATCAAAGACGAATTAGATCATATAAGCAAAAATTTAATTGAATTTAAATAAGGGGGCTTTCATGGTTGAAGAACTGCGTGATATTATTAACCAGAGTCATATTGACATGAGATTGAACAGAGAACGTGTTGAAGCAATTAAGCGAAAGGAAAGCAGCGTGAGATTATGCACTAAATGTAGAAAACTTTGTCATATAGATGAGACAATATACAGACGCAGATATAAACATAGTAAAAAACGACGGTATTATTGTTTTGAGTGTGCAAGAAAATTATTTGGCAAGTACAATATGATAAATGAGGATTTTTAAATGGAGATAATAGAAAATGATTGAATATTATATATACATGATGACTTCCAGGGCACAAGAATATTATACACAGGAAAGAAGCCTTCAGGATACAATCAATCACCATAAATTCCTTGTAAATCTCAGGAACTCACTTAAATATGATAAATCAATAAAGAACAAAAGAGAAAAAAGAAAACTATTGAAACTATTAAAAAGGGCGGTAAAATATTTTGCTAAAGAAATCAGAAAATAAAGATAAACATGT